ACCATAGATGCCCTGCTCTACAGTTGGGTGAAATACATCTGCCTCAATTGGAAACATGAAGTCTGTACTTGTTCCACAGCTCATCTTATAACACTCCTAAAATTTTGATAGGCTTAGAATACTTTGAAAGTATTTTATCTACCAGAATGTTACCTGTCCCCTCAAAAACCCTAGAGTCAAATTTAAGCTTAAACTGATCTGTATTGTAGTCTGCGATATATCGCTTGTAATAATCTAGCTTGCCACAAGCAATATCATCAATCAATAGCTCAGCTGCACGTACAATATCTGATGGTAGATTTTCATACCCTGCCTCAACTACAAAAGTGTAGTCATATGTTTTTGGGAATGCTACTCCCATATTTAGCTGAAAGTCTGACAAGTCTGATGCTGCCATTGGCAACACGTTATAAGCACCCTCTGCCCTATTCAAAGCTTCAGAGTATGACTGAGTAATTGCAGTCTTGTCTGGTGTTACAGAATAAGTCCTGTCTGTTACCAAAACGTTATTTTCATAAACTTCTAAAATATTTACTACGTTGTCCCAAACTGGGATATAGTCTGACCCTAGACCAGATGTTTGAATAATTTTTTTCTTAAAATAAAACCCATCTGGGATAACGGAGTCAATGATGGCCCTGGCCAGCTCTTCATGCTTAGAATATTCCAAAATTTCAGATGCTGTTGTTGCCTTAGTATTTGGGTCAACATATGGCCTTACGATGGATGCAAAATATGTTGATCCATCTACAGCTATCTTATAATCACCATCTACATGTGATGGTAGTGTTATTGATAGCTTAGAGGACGAGCTAGAAGAGATAGTTTCTACTGAAGATGAAAGATCCGCCATGTCAGTAATGCTGACTTCATAGCTGGTACTTGGTAGTCCAACAGAAACTGATACAGTAGTATCGTATGGCGGAACCCTCAAAATCTCCATTTACTTCCCAAACTCCCTGGCAACCTCTTCTGGAGTTGCTAGTCTAACGTGATCACGTGTAAGCCACTTATCAGCAGCCTGCTTTGAAACAATATTGTAACCTCTATAAACCTTGCCAACTTCTGACCAAGTTACATTTCTAGTAGAAAATAGTGCAACCTTTTCTTCTTCTGGCTTTGGTGAAATCTTTGGGTTCTTTGGAGCTGCTGGCTTGCGATTTGCAGAGCTAGATCCAATAACGCCATCTGCAACTGGTGCTAGGGCTGGAACTGATTCTACAACTGCCTCTTCAACAACGGAAGAAGAAATAACTGACTCTGCGGCTGTCTCCTCTACCTCCGAAATAACTGCTGTCTCTTGAGCCTGCTCAACAATTTCTGCAATTACTTCCTTATATTCCTCTAGCTTTTCTGGTGAAACTAATGGCTCACCATCTTCTAGGTGTGCAATTGTTACATCATCATTTAGATTTTTTTCTGACACAATTCCTCCTTGTATTTATTTAATTATAACAGATTAATAATAATAAGAGGGCAGAGGCGAGATGCCCCTGCCCCCTATTAAAAAGGATAACTAAGGTTTAGCTATCTGCAGCTGCATCAGCAAATGCGATAGCGTCCTCTTCCTCCCACTGAATACCGAAACGTACGAATACGGTGTACTCAATGGTGTCCTTCTTTGGCTTGTACTCACGATTTACAGTGATGTCACGCTGGAAACCCCATACACGGTTCTGAGGGAATGTAAGGTCTACATATCCTTCAGGGTAGTAAGGAACTTCCTGAACGTCAATGCCTAGAACACGGGTAGTGCGAGCACCACCAAATGTCTGGCCCTGACCATCAAGGTATGCCTGAGTGTTAGCAGCTGTGTTACCATTCTTTCCAAGTGCCTCAGCAATTGCGTCAGACAGTGTACCGTTGTTCTTAACGATACCCTGGAAAGCGTCTGTACCTGCATAGAACTTCAGGTTAGACTTGATAGCACGGTACTTACGTGGCATTGCAAGAATAATCTGTTGCATTACCTCTGGTGTCCATGCGTTGTCAGCTACTGTAACAACAGCCTCGTGTGCATCTCCGTTAGTCTTGACACGGTTTACGAAACCGTTCATGATTGACAAGAATGCGTCAGAACCTGTTCCAGTTCCGTTGATTGCTAGGTCCTCAATGTCATTTGCGAATGCATTTGTCATTAGTCGAACCAAGTGGTCTTCAAGAGCAGCACCTTCAACGTTGTCTTCTAGTGCTTCAGCAGAAACCTCCCAGTCAAGACGAATCTTCTTGGTTGATAGTTCTACCTTGCTGAACTGAGCACCAGTGTTAGTGTAGTCACCAACAGCCTGTGCAGCAGCTCGGATTACACGCTCTCCAACGTTAACTTTTTCAAGCTCCATTGTGTTAGCTCGCATTGTAACTCTGCGGCCATCCTTGGCGAGAACAGTTGCATCCCACACGTAATCAATGAATCTACGTGCTTGCTCAGGGCGTAGGATACCACTACCTGCATCACCCGAAGGATTTACAGCGTTTGGTCCATCAGTTAGACCATAATTTGCATTTGGGATGTTTCCAAGTGTTGAAGCACCTGGGTCGGTTACACCGCCAATGCCACCAGATGCGAAAGCACCCTGACCTTGATATAGACCAGGAGCAGTTCCACCTAGCTCGCCAGATTCACCTGGCTGATTTTTGATAATCTCTTCCGACATATTGTCACCTCCTAAGTGATTTTTCTTATTTAAAATAAGTCGGCAGTTTTGAGGAAACGTCCGCCCCATAGGGATTTCTGAACCTGTTCTGGTCCAGTTTCCTGTACGATCTCGCCTAGATCGCCAGATTTACGGAAAGCTGTGTCTGCCTCAACGGCATCCACTCTCTTTCCAAACTCGTTAAACTGACTCGTTGCTGCAGCTAGATCATTCTTTACAGAAGCTAGCTCACCATTTGCAGTATTGAGCGACTTGCTTAATTCAGATACCTGCTCGTGTAGAGACTTAACAGTATCTGCCAGTTCGCTAAAGGCTGATGTTAGAGTATTCTTAATGTCAGTTACTGCAGTAGCAATAACCTCATCTGACTTAGATACCTCTTCGACAGAGTCAGACTTCTCAGTCTTCATCTCGTCTTCGTCCATGTCTGCAGACTTCTCTTTTGGATCAGAATCGCCGTCAACGTCATCTTCATCCATATCTTCAGTCTTGACAACCTCAGCTTCGTCTGCCTTTTCAACAGTTTCAGCTACGGCATCTGCCTCTGGAGCGACCTGTGTTTCTTCAACTACGTCATCGTTTTTTACGACATCTTCAGTTGTTTCATTCATAGGACTTGCCTCCTTCGTCATCTTAGAAAGATCAATGCCTTTAGCACTATCAACTAAGAACTTTATCATTTCTGTTTTTTCGTTATCATTCTTTTCAACGAAACCTATGTTCTCCATCTGAGAACCACTGACTGGGCTAACCTCAGATTCATTTTCAGAAATTAAAACTAATCCAGAATCTTTATCCCAAAAAACATTTTCTAGTGCAGTTTCTGCTGCATCACCCTTAATAATCATATCTCCGCTATCATTCTTTTCAACAGATAGAATATTTGCAAATTGATTTGCAGGATTATCAACTAGAGAAAGCTCTACTAGATCATAATCTTTAATAATTCTGATGGTCTTATCCATCTTTTCGTCAAAGGCATCGTCCCACTTATTCATACGACCACCGATTGAGAATCCAGAAAGGGTACCATCTAGAACTTTTTCCCAAGTATCCTGAGCACCCTTTGAAATATATGCAGAAACGTAAACTCCAGAATAGAACTTCTTTGTTCCTGGATCAAAATACTTATCTTCTTTGAAGGAAACCATCTTTCCTACAGAGATGGGTTGGTGCATTTCACGAATATTACCACGGAATTTATTAAATGCCTTTATACTAGCTTCTGTGGTTACGATGTCTGCTTGCTTATCAACATTATCAAGTGTGGCAAATCCCGAAACGATACGGCGTTCCTGATCTACCTTGCTAAAAGGCATTGAAAGACGAACATTCTCGCCCTCCATATCCC